CAAGTGCCTGCCTTTGTTGACCCGGCAGGAATAGGACAAGAAACAGGAATGGTACCGGGTTTTGCTCCGGGTGCTGGCATGTTTAGTCAAACTGATATTGACCCTAGAACTCAAGTACCAGATTTGGAAAAAAAATTTGTAGAACCGAAAAAAGAAGTTGTAGATGCACAACCTTCTGCAAATCCGGGTAGCTTAGATGAACTTTTTAATAACTTTGGAATTGACACAGGACCATTTGGTTTAAACGCAGATTCATTACCGGGGTTCCCAATAGATTTATTTGAAGGACAAGATTTATTTGTAGATGTTACTGAAATAGAACAAATACCAAATCCTTCTTATAAAGGAGTTAGAGGAAGTGGACAGCCAGACGAAGATGGAAATGTAGAATTTTATCAAATTACCAATACTAGACGAGTTGAAAACCCTGCAATTAAAGCAGCTTTAGATGCTTATTCAGAACAGTTGAGAGCAAGAACAGAACTTGAAGGTTCAACTGCTCAAATTATTTCACAACAAATTCAATCTACCAGAGGTATGGGTGTAGGTGCAGATAGACTATCACCACAAGAGTTAGCAGATTTAGAAAGAAATGTATCTTTAATTGGTGCTTCCGAAGGATTGTTAAGTGCACCGGGTCAGTTTGAACAACAACTAGGTGATTTTAGGTTACAACAATTAAGAGAATCTGGAAGACCTCAAGTTCAACAGACTTTAGCAGGAATATATTCTGACCCTGTTGCTTATGGTCTTGCAACTTCTACTGAAGCAGGAAGAAGATTTTTAGAGAATCTTGAAAGACAAGCATTTCAGCAAAATCCTTTTGCACAACAACAAATGCAAGGAGCACCTGTTGAACCATTTGATCCTGAAACAGAACCATCAAGTAGTCTACCTATTGGAAGACAAATTGCAGTAGATCAACCTTTTGGAGGAGTATTTCCAGTATCTAATAATCAAGGAGCAAATTTATCTAATCTGTCAAGTTCAACAAGCCCTTTTGATATAAGCCCTATAAGTGGCATGAACCCACAATCTCAAACTATTAGTGCTAGAGATTATTCGCTGGCAGGACCTGCTGAAAGAGCAAGAGCATTAGCAGAAGCAGCACAGCGTGGAGTATATGGTGAAGAAGAACTTGTAAAAGAAATATTAGGAAAAACTCCAGCATCAGGTGCTGGAACAGGTATACTTGCACCTAGACAATTAAAAAAATCAGTTTCAGCTGACCCATTTAGTGGTGCAGTTTTGCAAAGGTGATAAATGACAACACCAAATCCTTTTCAAAGATTAGAAGATATAGAATCTGGAGAATATCTTAGAAGAAGATTAAATCCTAAATCTTTACAGACAACTAGGAAATTTGAGCAGGCTGGTTATGCTAGACAAGCACAAGAACAAAGAGAACAAGACCCTCGAAATCCTTTTGATGTACAACAAAAACTTCAAACACCTGCTGAGCCACCTAAGCAAAAGGAAAAAGGTGCTTTTGCAAAATTCCTTGATGCTATAGGCTTTACTGCTGATTTAGTAGCAGGAACTGCTATGGCAGCACTCCCTTCTGGTGGATTATTGGAAGAAGAAACTGAAGATCAAATAAGAAGAGGTGGGTCTGGAACTGATGAACCTTTGTATAAAAGACTTAGAAGAAGAAGAGCAGAATTATTAAATATAGACCCAGATGACCCTTGGGGTTCTGCTAAATATACTATTCCTTTTACCGGAGGTAGTTGGATTGATTACGCAAAGGCAACTAGACAGGCATATATAGAAGCCAAAGATGATAAAGAGTTAGAGTTTGGGGCTGCACTTGGTTCTGAAATGTTATTAGACCCTCTTACATATACAGGTTTGGGGCTTGTTAAAGGATTTAAAGCAGGAAAAGCAGGCGTTAATTATATTAAAAGGGGTGGAAAAATTACAGATACTGCTGAAGCAGCAGGTGCAGATGATTTATTTAAGAATATTCCTTTTTCTAAAGCTAAAAGCACAAGTGAAATAGAAATGAGAATAGCCGGGCATACAGATGATATAGCAAAACCAGAGAACGGACTTTGGGGAATGTTTAAAAGAAGAATTGATAAAATTGCAGATCATATTCCTGAAAAAGGAATTGTAGGCTGGAACTCTGCTTCAGATAGAATTTTTGGAAGAACAAGAAGGTATTTAAAGCAAAATAAACTTACTCAAGCTATTTTAAGGAAAGGCATAAGAGAATCAGATTCTATTACTCAAGGAAATGTTGCAGGAATATCATTTAAAAATTCAGGTAGAAATGCAAAAATAACTGACCAAGATATGGATGATGTTTTTGAGAACTTTTTTAAAACAGGATTTACTCCAATATTAAAAATAGGGGGGAAAATAATAAAAAATTCTAATTTTAACGATATATATAAAACATTAGGTAAAAAATTTCCAAAAGAATTTAAAATATTTGCTACAAAAGATGGAAGATTGCATCAAGCTGATCTTATTGCAGGCATGTTTACTAAACCTATAAGAGTAATTGTAAAAGAACTAAGAGATGATGCTAAAGTTGCAGGTAGTTATCTTGATGAGTTTTCAGCAGCAGATTTAAAAAAATATGTAAGATTTGACGATTTAAAAACACCAGAATGGGATGCAATAGTAGTTGGAGCTGCACACGCAATGGGTCAACTTGCACATCAAAGAAATTTACTTAAAAAAGCAGGTCTTACTATTGCAGATTTATTTACAGATATTAAAGTTTCAAAAAGTGTAAGAGCATTTTTAGATACAGTAGAAATGGAACAAGTTTATTTTCCACACGAATTAATGATGGGAAAGACTTTTGACGATAATATTAAAAAAATATGGGAAATAAAAACAAGTAAAAAAATATCGCAAAATCAATTAAAAGAAATAGAAAATATACAAAAATCAAGAAATTTAACTTCTGAAACTATAAGTAGTGCAATAGTTTCAGGAAAATTAAAATTTAATCATGTAAGCACAGCTTTAACTCTTCAAAAAAGACAAATTGATACTCTTGTTAATAATCAAAAGTTTATTGATGAAATTGGAGAAGAAATGTCAGGAAAAATAAATGTACTTGATAACGCTAATATGGATGCACTTGAAAATATAGTAAATCTTTCAAAAATAGGTAAATTAACAGGAAAGGCAATTAAAGCATTAGATAATAAAAATACTCAACATTTGTATAAACTTCTTAGTGGTTTAAGCAAAAGTAAAAGAGTAACAAGCGAGGATGTTGCAGAAGCTGTAGGAAGAAGATTAAGCACAAAAGATTCATTAAAATCATTTAATGATTTAGATGATTTAGCTATTAGAGAAAAACTTGGTCCAAAACAACTTAAAAATGTTTTTTTTAGAGATGAAAACCACGCAAAACAAATTGCAAAAGAATTTAATTTAAATCCAGAAACTAAATGGTGGGCAGGAATTAAAGGAGCAGAACAAGCAGCAAATGTAATGCGACAAGTTGGTACTGGATTAGATTTTTCTTGGCATATGTTACAAGGTCTTATAACTTTAGGTGCTGCTACTGTAGCTAATCCAAGATTATTTGGTGTGTATGCTTCTTCTATGAAACACGCTGCTTTAGCATTTGTAGATAAGTCTAATTTAGCATATGTAATATCTAAAATGGACCCTGCAACTGTTAGAAGAGCAACAACCGATGGTAATTTAAGATTTACCCAAGAAGCAACAGATACTTTTGCTGGAATGGATAGAATAGGAAAAATTGCAGGTGGCATAGAAGATTTTACTGGAAGATTTCTTCCCAAAAATCTTAATTTTGTATTAAATGCTCCTGTAAAAGTATTAGCAGCAGGATATAGAGGAGCACAAAGGTCATTTAATATATCTGGTGATATAATAAAATTAAAGGGATACGAGCTTTTTGAACCAATAATAGAAAGCCAAGCAGATGATATAATTGCAAAAGGTGCTTCTAAAGGTCTTAATAGAGAAGAACTTATTATTGATTTGCGAAAACAAATAGGTTCATGGTTAATGAAATCTACAGGTGGTATAGATGCAGCTGCTTTAGGATTGCCAGCTTCTCAAATGATGGTTGAAAGAGCATTTTTGTTCTTTTCACCATCTTATACAAGAGCATCACTTAGTCTTATTGCTGCTGTAGGAAAAGGTGGAATGGAAGGGGAATTGGCAAGGAAATCTCTTCTTGGTTTGGCTTTTTTTGGACATACTGTTTATGTAACAACAGCTGCTATTTCTGGTCAAGAACCTAAGTTAGACCCAACTAGAGGAGATTTTATGACTCTTAGATTTGGTGATAGTGATGTAGGTTTTGGAGGTTTCTATAGGTCATTTTTAGCATTTTTAGCAAGAAGTGGAGATGATTTTAAAGACAAAAGTGCTTTTGAGAAAGCACAGGGGCGAACTCTTCCATTAGTAAGTTGGTTTATGGGAAGAACTTCTCCTGCAACAAGTCTTTCTTGGGATTTGTTTTCAGGAACAGATGCACTTGGAAATCCAATAGAACGAAATTTAAATGGATATATAGGTAAAGATGGTGTTGTAAGTAAAAGACTAAGACCATTTTGGGCAGAAAATATAATGGTAACTGACCCACTTACAGGAAATTGGACTTGGAATTTAAATGAAAAAGGAATAATGCCCGAATTGCTTGGATTAAGAGCAGTACCTATGGATGTTTTTGATGAAAAAAGAAAAGTTCAAGATGAACTTGCTGAAGATTATTATGGAAAAAAATGGAACGATTTGAGTAAAGTAGAAAGACTTGTATTAACTAGAGAATCAGAATATTTAAAAAAATTAATAGCAGAAGCAAGTCGGGTTTCATCGGAAAGAGGAAATGAAGTTTCTAAACAATTAAATAAATATTTTAATGAAAAAGAAATAGTATTAGCTGAACAAAAGGGGATTATAGAAGAAGGTGTAAAATTGCTGGATAGAGGTGTTATTGACCCAGCAGGTTTAAGAAATATTTATATTACTGATGCAGCAGATATTTATTATAAGGCAATGTCATCGCTTAGAAAAAGAACAGAAGAAGGAGATTTAAATCTCCTTGCACCTTATTGGGCACAAGTTGCAGGAGATAAAGAAAATTTACCTAAATTGGATTACCAAGATGATGTATTGGATACAGCATATCAAGATTATTTAACAAATGTAATTTTAAATCCTGATATAGAAACAGTTACAGGAGAAACTGATTGGTATGCCAGAGATGAAGCCATAAAGCAATTTGTAAATACATGGGAAAGCAAAGGTCTTGATAATATTTTAAATTATGTGAAAGCAAGAACATATGCTGCAAGAGATTTTCCTCCTATTGTTGCTGAATATTATTCTGCAAAAGATTATTTTTCTTATTATTGGAAAGAAACAGAAAGGGCAGTTCTTGAAAATGTAAATGAAAGAGATGCTTTAGCTTATAAAAGATGGAAATTAGAACCTAATGAAGTTACAAAAAAACAAATATTAAAAGATTATCCCGGCATAAGAACTATAAATTCTCAAATTACAGGTGCAAGAAAAGAACTTAGAAAAATAGACAAACCTCTTGATGGATTCTTGTACAGATGGGGTTATACAACTACTTTTGAGCATGTTGATAATAGAAATAAAGAAGATGTTTGGAAGTATCCAGCACCATTCACACTTGAAGAATATCAAGGTTCGGTGTAAATTATAAATGTATTTTAAACAATTAAGGAGTTACGGCTCATGTTAGAAGAAAAAGAAGTTACGGCTTCAGAGGAAACTGTTAAGGCAGAAGAGCAAGAGATTGCTGAAAAAGTTGCAGAACAAGTAGAGCAGCAAGTTACTGAAGAGGTTACAGAGGAAGTCAAGGCACAAGAAAAACCTTTGTCACCAGAACAAATTCAACAAATGGTTGAAAATGCTACTACTAAATCTTTAAATAGTTTTAAAGGTAGTTTTGCAAACTGGACAGCTTCTCAGCAAAAAGAACTTAAAAATCAAATAGACGAGGTGCTTAATCCTTTACGGGAGCAAGCCCAAATTATTGAACAATCTAGAGTTCAAGAAATGTCACCTGAAGAACAGGCTGAGTATTATAAATCTCAGTTGGATAAAACAAAGGAAGTTCCTAAACAGGAACCCCAAGTTCAACAACAGATGAGTAGTGAGCAGACTGTTTTAGCAGAAATGACTCAAGACTTAATAAACGAAAGTGGTCTTGGGATTGACATTAGAGATTCTAGGGTTTGGAAAGGTTATACTCAAGGAATGTCAACTAGGCAAGCCTTAAAGTTAGCCGAAAAAAATATTGAGGGAATTAAAAATCCATCTCAACAAGAACAAAAACCTGTTCAAAAAGAAAAGCCTGCAGAAGAAGCACCTGTTCCGTCTACAACTGGTGCACCTAAAGGTGGGTCAGGGAGAATAACATCTCAATCTGATTTGGCAGAAATGATGGCAAATGGTCAAATTGATGCTACACAATTTAGGGCAGCTAGAAAAGAATTAAAAAATCAAGGTTACACAAACCTTTAAAAATAGGAGAATAAAACAATGGCAAGTGGACTATCGCTATCGTCTAGTTCGAGTCTGTCAGATATGTCTAGGATTGTTATTGCTAATGCAATAGCAAACATAGAACCTGCTGGTCCTACAAACCAGCTTGTAGCAAGATATGATATTCCTCAAGGTGCAAAGCAAGTTAATATTCCAGTTTGGGGTAGAAACGATGCAGCAGCACTTACTGAAGGTATTGACATATCAGTTCCTCAACAATTATCTGTTACTGTGACAAGCATTACTGCTTCTGAGCATGGTATCATGACTTTTGTTTCTGATAGATTGAGCAGACAAAATAACGAAGACATACTTTCTCATGTTGGTGAAGTACAAGGTGGTGCTTTAGGAAGATTACTAGAAAGTGATCTTACTGATCTATTCGATGGGTTCACGAACTCAATCGGATCAGCAGGTAGCTACCTTACTTACTACCATGTAGCAGGTGCTGTGTCTTACTTAAAAACTGACAACAATGCTTCTTATGGAATGGCTCCGGGTACACCTTCAGGTGTATTCCACCCAGAACAAATTAGAGCATTTGTACAAGAAGTAACTGGTATCCAAGGTGGTGGATCAACTGGTATGGCTGCACAGCCAATTCCAGAAGGTATTACTGCTGATGTGGTACAAAACTACTTCAGAGGAAATGAAAAAGCCTTTGGTGTTCCAATTTTCCAATCTGGTGTATTAAGCAGAGATGGTTCTGGTGACTCTAAAGGTGCTATCTTCGTTCCACAGGCTTTAGCTTTGGCTATGGCTCATGAAATGGAAGCTGAAGAAGAGAGAGATGCTTCATTAAGAGGTACTGAGATGGTTATGGTTGGTGAATGGGGAGAAGCCGAAGTGGCTGACCCTTGGGGTGTTGAAATGCTCGGAGCATCAGACGCACTGTAGGAGATTAGATGACAACCCAACAACAGGATTACTATACTAAAATGATCGACAGTAATGACGAACATTTGTATACAACTATCTATGATTCAATAAGTGGCGACCCTTTTCGTGTTAAAACGGATAGGGTTGGACACTATTTATCAAAGATAAAAAGGCAATCTAAGTTGGAGGGAAAACAATTAGTCTTCTCTGGCGAATACATACCAGCATTCGTCAAAACTAAACAAGAAATTATTGGTTCTCCGTCTTCCAGTGAGCCTAAACAGATCGCTTCTGTTGGGCAATCTAAAGCTGGGAAACGAAGACGAGGTAGGAGAGGTAGAAAGAAATGACTACTGACATAAAGACAGAACGATGGAATACCATTGTGAAAGAAATCAAGTTTGAGAACAGGTGGAATGAAATCCTAGAGAAACATCTTGAAGATAACAATCTAACTGAACTTCCTGAACCTGAATGGTCTGAAGACCCTACTATGGCTTACATATACCTGCCTGCAAAATCTCTGAATGGAGATGTTGTTAGGATGGACAAAACCAAAGCACGAATGTTTCCAGAAAGCATCGTTGGGTATCTTGAGAAAGGTGGTCTTATGAAGCTCCCTGCAAAGGTTGAAGCATCTAAGACAAAAGAGCAGCTCCCCAAGATGGAAACGGAGAAACCAAAACCTCAAAAAATTAAATTACCTAAAATAGGAGAATAAATACAATGACTGTAGGTACTAGACAATACGAAAGTGTTAACT